CTTCGGCGAGCCTCGATCCGAATTGAGCCACATCGCCCGCGACGGCAAGATCGTGTCGGCGGCGGATGCGCGGATCATGGCCGACAATATGCGGCCCAATTGCACCCTGTCATTCGCACCGCATTTCAGCCTTTAGGAGCCTTCCGATGCAGACCAAGATGATGACCGTCACCGAGATGGGCGAAGCAGGCAAGGGCCTCGCCATCCTCGCCCGCCTGTCAGAGATCGACCACGATGGCGACACCTACGCCAAGGGCGCGTTCAACTGGAAGGGTGATCAGTGGAGCCCGCTGATCCATCATCACGACCGCTATCAGATGCCGTTCGGCAAGGCGCGGGTCTACGAGGAAGGCGATATCGCTTTTGCCGAACTGCACCTCAATCTGGAAACGCAGGCCGGGAAGGACTGGCATGCGGCGCTGATGTTCGATCTTTCCACCGGCAAAGCCGTGCAGGAGTATTCCTACGGCTTCGATGTGGTCGATGCAGACTTTCAGGTGCGCGGGGAAAACCGGGTGCGGATACTCAAGCAGGTTGACGTGCACGAAGTTTCAACCGTGATCCGGGGCGCAGGCCGCGGCACCGGGACGGTCAGCATGAAAGGCCTGAAGGCGGCGCTCAAGCAGGGGGATTTCGGCGAGCTGACCGGCGCGCTGGGGATGATGGCCGAAACGCTCCGGGGCGATCCCGACCTGCTGTCGGCCACCGGGCGCAAGCAGCTCGAGGCGATCCACGCAGACCTGGGCAAGGCGCTATTGTCGCCCAGCGCTTCGCTGTTTGAGGCGCTATTGTCGCCTACCGCTTCGCTGTTTGAGGCGCTCGAGGTCAAAGCCCAGACCGACCTTTCGCGGGCGCTCAATGCCCGGATCGATCAGCAGGCCGACGATGACGAAGAGCGTTCGGCAATCATCGACCGGATGGCCAGCGCAGCCGGGATTGATCGGGGCACCGTGCTGCAAATCCTGCGCGGCGACATCGCGACGCCGCCCGAAGAACGCATCAGGGGCTTTGCCCGCGTGCTCGACATTCCGGTCGCCCGGCTCGAAGCTCTGGTCGATCGCGGCGACGAAGGTGACGGCAAGGCCGCATTCGCGAACGAGGTTGCCAAGCACCTCACCCGCGCCGCGCGGCTAAAATTGGGGCGGCGTTAAAACCCGCCCAGAATGCCTCAGGATCGCTTCGAGGCCCTTCCCCCGCCAAAATCCGAGCGAGGGGCCTCTTAGACCCTCTTAAATCGCCGCTAAGCAGGGTTTGAGGCGGATGTTATCTGCACCAGTCGCGGCGTTGCGGCCAACGCGACGCCAGCCCTTCCTTGATCAGCCGATCACCGACCGATCCGAACCGGGTGCCAAAGCTGGCCAGTGTGCGGTTATAGCGGTCGGTTCCGGTGCGGCTGATTGTGACCGGGCCGACATTGATCAGCGCCACCAGGCGTCGCCGCGCCGCCAGTGCGAGGCGGCGCTCTGTTTCGCACTTGCCGTTGAGTTCGGGGGTGTCGATATCGGCGATCCGGATCTTCTCGCCCTGCCACCAGATCGTGTCACCATCGTGGACGCAGTGAAAGCGCTGGGCGGGCGGCGGCAGACAGATGGCGATCGGGGAAGCGCCAAGAAGGACCGGGGCGAGAGCGAGAAGCATTCGATCACCCTAGCAGGGCAGCGACCATTTGCCCAACCGCCGCAACCGCGCTAAGCAAAAAGGCATCTCCACATCGCTGTAATCGACAGAGCCGGAACGCGTTCCGGGGCGAGATGGCGCGTTTCTGATCGCAATACGTCTCCACCGGTTTTCGCCGGGTCTTACCGGCCTGGCTCCAATGGAGAAACGCAATGTCCGATATCAAGAACCTGTCGCGCAAAGAGGCGCAGGAAAAGTTCGCCACCCGCCAAGACGACATGGGCAAGGTGATTGCCGAAGCCAAGACCGCCAGCGGTGATCTCGACTTCCGTCAGGTCACCTGCCTCGGCGCAGAAGTGAAGGGCGACAGCATCGCTGTGGCCGAGAGGTTCAAGGCGCTCAATGACGAGGCCGACGCGCTCGCTCAGCACATCGAAACCCTCAGCTCGGCCGAGAAGGCCGCGCAGGATCACGCAGCCCGCGAAAAGGGCATCCGCAATTTCCCGCTGCCCGGCGGCGGCGGCCAAGGCGGCCGCCCGGCCAATCAGGGTCAGTTCAAGTCGATCGGCCAGCTGGTTGGCGAAGACGCGAACTACAAAGCGTGGAAGGCCAAGGGCGGCCGCGACGGCGTGAACATCAAACTCGAAGACGTCTCGCTGTCCGATTTCCTCGCCAAGGCGGCCCAGTTCGACACCATCGGGCGCAAGGCGCTGATGAGCACGTCTGCCGGTTACGCGCCGGAAAGCATCCGCCAGCCCGGCTTTGTCGAAGCGGCCACCCGCCCGATCCAGCTGCTCGACATCCTGCCGATCGCAATGATCGGCATGGACACCGTCAAGTACATGGAAGAAACCACCCGCATCCACGCCGCTGCCGAAGCGAACGAGGGCGCGGCTTTCGCGGAAAGCACCTTCGCCTCCACCGAACGTTCGGTGCCGATCGAGAAGATCACCGACAGTCTGCCGGTGACCGACGAGCAGCTTGAAGATGCGCTGATGATCGAAGGCTACATCAACGCCCGCCTCGCTTTCGGTGTGCGCCAGCGGCTCGACGGCCAGTGCCTCAACGGCAATGGCGCCGCGCCGAACCTGCGCGGCATCCTCAACGTCGCCGGTATCCAGACGCAGGCCAAGGGCGCTGATCCGGTGATGGACGCGATCTACAAGGCTATGGTCAAGATCCGGCTGATCGGCCGGGCGATGCCGACGCACAGCAATATCCACCCGCTGGATATGCAGGACATTCGCCTGACCCGCACCACTGAGGGCATCTACATCTTCGGTTCGCCGATGGATGCTGGCCCGACCCGGCTTTGGGGTCTGCCGGTGGTTGAAAACGACGCCTTGGCGGAAGGCACCGCGTTGGTCGGCAGCTTTGAACCGAGCTGGATCACGCTGTTCGAACGGCGCGGCATCGACATCGCGATGGGCTATGTCGGCAGTCAGTTCACCTCGGGCCTGCGCACGATCCGTGCCGACATGCGCGCCGCGCTGGTGGTCAGCCGCCCGGCCGCATTCTGCTCGGTCACCGGCGTCTAAATCTCTCTCCGGGCAGGCGATACCTCCCGCCTGCCCGATCCCTCCGGGGCCGGTTGTCCCACGTTTGACCGGCCCCGGCTTTCCCGGCTGCTCTGCATAAGAGCCGCCCGGCAAGCCCAAAACAGGAGCACATCATGTCCGTTACCCAATCAGGATTTCCACGCACCGTCGGCACCGCAGTCGTCCCCGGCGGGCCGATCGGCAATATCGCCGTTCCCGGCATCCGCGCCGGTGATCAGCTGTTGAGCGTCGTCTCTGTCACCAGCGACCTCGTCCGCACCGATCGGTTCGCCAACGCATCGATCCCGGCGGGAACCGAAGGCCAGATTGCGATGGCGACTGTCGCCACTACTGGCGCGTGGCTGATCGTCACCTGGGCCAAGGCCCAATAATCCGTTTTTTCATGGAGTGAGAACCGATGTCTAAAAGCCAGATATGCGCCGAGCGCCTGTTCCACAACGCCGACAAGTCGGCCGTGGTGCGCGAAGGCGATGCCGCTGCCGCCTTCCTCTACGCCAGCCCGGGTGATGAAATCCCCGCCAGCGCGGCCGAGCTTTACGGCATCGTCGATGGCAAGTTGGCCGCGAAGAAGGCAACTAAGGCTGAGGCCAAGGCTGAGGCCGAAGCTGTCGCCAAGGCTGAGGCCGAAGCTGTCGCCAAGGCCGAAGCCGAAGCTGCCGCCAAGGCTGAAGCTGATGCTGCTGCCAAAGCTGCTGCCAAAGCTGCTGCCAAAGCTGCTGCCGCCGCCGCCAAGGACAAGCCTGCCGCCGAAACCAAGCCCAAGGCCGCTGCTGAAACCAAGGACGCCTGATCGATGACCACCATCGTCCGCGTCATCACCAGCAAGCATCCGGCGGCTGTCATGGCCTACCCGCGCGAAAGCGGCGTTCCTGTCGCCGGAGCGGACTATGCCGAGCTGGCGCAGGTGCCTCCTCGAAGCCAGTACGAAACCGTCGTTCACGCCGGGCAGGATGTGCTGGTGATCGAAATGCCGCTGCCTGCAGAGGCTGTGGCTGAGCC